CCCGATCAGGTTCCCGATGGGTGGACCTATGAGTGGAAGCGCCGCACGATCATGGGGCAGGAAGACCCCGCGTATCAGGTTGCGCTTGCCCGCACGGGTTGGGAGCCGGTGCCGTCGCGCCGTCACCCGGAGATGATGCCCGCCGGCTGGAAGGGCGACACCATCGAACGCAAGGGCATGTTACTGATGCAGCGGCCCCGAGAGATCACGGAGCGTGTCGAGGAACTGGACCTGCGGAAGGCGCGCAACCAGATTAAGGCCAAAGAGCAGCAGCTCAATGCCGCCCCGCCGGGCACGATGGAGCGGGAGTTCTCAGACCCCCGCACGAGGCCGACGATCAAGAAGAGCTTTGAGGCGATGCCCATCCCGAAAGATGATTAGGGGACCGTCTCTCCGTCTGAGGGGGCCTTCGGGCCCCCTTTTTCGTTGTCATCTTGTCAAGTTGAATACTTCGTCTCTCCTAGCGCATTATGGGAATGGCCTCCCCGGTGTGAGGCTTCAATTTTACCGGCTCTTGCGACGTCTCGGGACGCCTGCGGACCTTCCTTCACAAAGGAGTTTCCGACATGGCGAATACGAATGCGCCTTTCGGTTTCCGTCAGTACTACGGCGGCTCGGGTGGCGCTCCCACCTTTGCCCAGTCGACCCGCCTGATCGCGTCCACCGACACCACCGCGATCTATTCCGGCGATCCGGTGATGCCGGTCGTCTCCACCGCCAACGGCTACATCACGCAGGCTGCTGCGGGCACCACGACGCTCGCGGGCATCTTCGTCGGTTGCAAGTACCTCTCGGTGTCGCAGAAGCGCACTGTGTGGAACAGCTACTGGCCGGGCAGCGACGCCTCGGGCGACGTCGAGGCGTACATCATCGACGATCCGAACGCGCAGTTCGTCGTCATGGGCAACAGCACGACCTTCAACATCACGGGTTCGCTGACCACGGTCACCAGCTCGAAGGTTGGGCAGTACGCCCAGTTCGCCATCGGCACCGGCAATGCCAGCACCGGCCAGTCCGGCGCGTACCTGAACAGCGCGGGCACCACGGTGACCTTCCCATTCGTCGTGCGCGGCCTGATCGTCGCCCCGCCGGGTTCCGACGGCGCTGATCCGACTACGGCCTACAATCAGGTCATCGTCGGCTTCAACAACGAGTGGCTGCGCTCGAATGGCGCTGGCCCCACTGGTATCAGCTAAGGAGTAATGACCAATGGCTGTTAATCTTTCCGCCATCAAGGACTTGCTCCTCCCCGGCCTGCGTGGTGTCGAGGGCAAGTACGAGATGATCCCGTCTCAGTACGACAAAATCTTCACCAAGCACGACTCGAAGATGGCTCTGGAGCGCACCGCTGAGATGCGCTACCTCGGCCTCGCCCAGCTCAAGACCGAAGGCGGCCAGACCGCGTTCGACAACGGCGCTGGCGAACGGTTCGTCTACAATCAGGAGCACACGGAAATCGCCCTTGGCTACGCGATCACTCGCAAGGCCATCGACGACAACCTGTACAAGACGCAGTTCCACCCGTCGAACCTCGGTCTGATCGAGTCCTTCCAGCAGACCAAGGAAATCTACGGCGCGAACATCCTGAACACGGCGACGACCTACAATGCGGCCATCGGCGGCGACGGCAAGGCGCTCTGCGCCACCGATCACCCCATCGACGGCGGCACGGTAGCCAACAAGCCGGCGGTTCAGGTCGACCTGAACGAGGCGTCGCTGCTCAACGCGATGATCTCGGTCCGCACGAACTTCAAGGATCAGGCGGGCCTCAAGGTCTTCGCCCGCGCCCGGAAGCTCATCGTGCCGCCGCAGCTTGAGCCGGTCGCCATCCGTCTGACCAAGACGGAACTGCGCCCCGGCACGGCGGACAACGACGTCAACGCGATCATGTCGACGGCGGGCGGTCTGCCCGAAGGCTACATGGTCAACGACTTCCTGACGTCGTCCTACGCGTGGTTCCTGCTGACCAACATCGACGGGCTCTCCTACATGGAGCGCATCAAGTTCGAGACGGACATGCAGGTCGACTTCGTCACCGACAATCTGCTGGTGAAGGGCTACGAGCGGTACTCGTTCGGGTACTACAACTTCCGCTCCATCTATGGATCGTTCCCGACCTCGTAAATGGTCAGCGCCGGGTGCCTGACGGCACCCGGCGTTAACTCACAGAAGGAACTACCATGGCAGCTACTCATCTTTCGGGTCCGCTCATCACGGGCGACCTTCAGGCGGGCCAGACCAACGGCCCCAATCAGGGTTACGCCACGCTCGTGCAGACTACGTCGCTGACGCAGAACAGCACGACTGCCGTGTCCTCCACACTCTACATCCCCGCCGGATCGATCATTCTGGACTTCTTCATCGATGTCCTGACGGCGTTCAATTCGGCCACCTCTGCGACCTTGTCTGTCGGCATCACGGCCGCCGGCACGGAATATGTCAGCGGTGTCAACGTGAAGGCCGCCACCGGCCGGATCGCCCCGACGTACACTGCAGCGCAGCTTGCTGCGATGTCCAACCAGACGGTTCTCGGGGTTGCGGCTCCGACGACCGCCCCGCTCGTCATCACCATCACCCCCGTGGGCGCTACTTCGGCCGGATACGTCAATGTCTCCGTTCAGTACGTACAGCTCACGTCGACTAACTAAGGAGACTTCCAATGAAGGCTCGTCATCGCAAGCATCGTGAAACTGGCGGCGTCGCCGAGTATTCGGAAGACCTCGCCAAGAGCCCGCCGTCGCGCACGGCCGACGCCGAACCGATTTTGTCGGCGGCGAAGGAGCGTAAGCGCGGCGGCAAGACCGTCAAGATGCACGGCAAGAGCGCCGCGCACCATGCCGGGCGCAAGCCGCGCAAGAGCGGCGGCCGCACGGGGTCGAACATGAACCCGCTGTCCTCGGCCCACAGCGGCACCCCCGCCAAGGGCCGCAGCGTGAAGCAGATCGACTAACGACCTATGGCGGGGGTTTCGACCCCCGCCCCCTTTTTTCGAGGTGCCCGATGGCCCGCACACCGGCATGGCAGCGTCGCGAGGGGAAGAACCCGTCGGGGGGCCTCAACGCCACCGGCCGGGCTTCGCTGCGCGCCGTCGGCTACAACATCAAGCCGCCCGTCACTGCGGAGCAGGCCAAGAGCAGCCCGGCATCTTCTGCGCGCCGCGATAGTTTCCGCGCCCGCATGTGCGGGATGAAGGAAAAACTGACGTCTTCCAAAACCGCCCACGATCCGAACAGCCGCATCAATCTTGCGCTGAAGAAGTGGGACGTGAAATGCTAGGAGCCCTATAAATGCGCCCGATTGTCACTGCTGTTGGCCCGCTCACCAGCGCGAGCGCCACCAATATCCGCACAGCCTCTGGCGTTGCGGGGGCCGGCAATCTCGTGCTGAACGGCTCCCTCGTCTCCGGGGGCGCGGCGACGCTCGACAAGGCGCGGCGCATCCTCTTCACGACCACGGCCGACGAGACGACCAAGACGATCCTGCTGTCGGGGACGAACTGGGCGGGCGACCTGATTTCGGAGACGGTGACGCTGGTCAATAACAGCACCGTGGCGTCGGTTCTGGACTACAAGACCGCAACCAGTGCGTACTGCAGCGCGGCGTTGACGGGAAACCTGTCCGTCGGCACGAATAGTGTGGCAGGCAGCCCGTGGGTCTATCTTGACCCGTGGGCGCTCGCGAATACCGCCCTGCAATGCACGGTCAGCGGGACTGTCAACTACACGGTCCAGACGACCCTCGATAACCCCAACAGCCCGACTGATCCCGTAGCGGCCGCGTCAATGACGTGGGTGGCGTCCAACGACACGGATGTCGTAGGGGCCACCGCAACGAAGCAGAGCAACCTGTTCTTCGTGCCCGCATACGTGCGCTTGTTGCTTAATAGCGGCACCGGCAGCGTGACGATGACTGTGATCCAGAGCGGCGTGGTGCCGCGATGAGCGGACTCTCCCTCGGCAACGGCCTTACCATTGGCGGCGGCGGCAGTGGGTCCCTGACAGTCGGCACAACGCCGGTACTGTCCGGTACTTCTGGATACCTGCTGTACAACAACGCGGGCGTGCTAGGCAATCTGGCGGCGCCTTCTGGCAGCATAGTGGGTACCACCGACACCCAGACGCTCACCAACAAGCGCATCGACCCCCGGATTTCCTCGACGGCGTCCGCCTCCTCGGTGACGCCCAGCATCGCCACGGCGGACATTTATGTGTTCACTGCCTTGGCGGCGACGCTGACCATCAATGCCTCGACCGGGGGTTCACCTGCTAATGGCGACAGGCTTACGTTCAGGATCAAGGATAACGGTACGCCGCAGCTTTTGACATGGACCACTGTAGGCGCGGGCTCCTACCGAGTTATCGGAGTGACGCTGCCCACCACCACTACGTCTGGCAAAGTTTGCTACGTCGGATGCATCTATAACTCAGACGAAGCGTTTTGGGATGTTGTCGCCGTAACGACGCAGGTGTGATGTGCTGAAGATCGACTTTGAGTACGCAACCGAACACGGCATTTTTCGCGACGCGCTGCTTCTGCCTGAAGATCACACCTTCACCGAAGCCGAGATCGTCGCGCTGAAAGAGGCGCGCGTCAATGCGTGGGTTGCCCTTGTGTCTGTGCCGCCGCCGCAAGAGGAAGTAATCGATGGCTGACAGATACTGGGTCGGAGGAACCGGAACGTGGAACACGACGTCGACCACAAATTGGTCTGACAGCTCTGGCGGCTCCAGCGGCTTCTCGGTGCCGACCGTCGCCGACAACGTATTCTTCGATCAGGCGGGTACGTATACCGTCACGATGACGGGCGCTTTGGCGTGCCTTGATATTACAGTATCTGCTGGGACGGTAACGTTCGCGACGGGCACGACGCCTACCCTCAATATTCGTGGGTCAATGTCACTGGCGGTCGGTACGGTCTGGTCCAGCACCGGCGCAATAAATTTTTCGTCCACTATCGCCGGGAGAACGGTAACTACGAACGGCGTAACCATAAACGGCTCCATCACATTCTTTGCCACAAACGGAGGGTGGACGCTTGGCAGCGCCTTGACTATGGGGGGCTCGGCCTCGGTAACTCTTACGGCGAACGCGTTTGATACCGGAAACTACAATCTGACACTCCCCTCCGGGGTGTTCCAACTTAATGGCGCGTCTACAAAAACTCTTACTCTGGGCTCCAGCACGATAACTACATCTGGTTTTATCGACAGTTCTACCGGGACGACGACGGTTAACGCAGGCACGTCAGTATTGAATATCAGCGCAACCGGCAGCGTAAATTTCAACAGCAAGACTTATTACGATGTGAATATCACTAACGCCACCAGCGCGCCTTCCCTGACTAATCTAGGTTCGTTCAGAAATTTGTCATTTACGGGCACAAGTTTCACTTTTCGGGAACTATCTGTGTCTTCGCCGGGGGGTGCCACGATTACGGGCACATTTTCAATATCCACAGGCGCGTCACGCGCCAGACGATCTTTTCTGCGTTCGGCTACGGTGGGCACCACAGTAACGCTTACATGCGGTGCCTTTTCTGGCGATAATGTCGATTTCCGCGATATTACGATTGCGGGCGCGGCGGCCCCTATCTCAGGGACCAGTTTTGGTGACTGCAAAGGTAACTCAGGTATTACCTTCACTGCGCCAAAAACCGTGTACTGGAATCTGGCGGCGGGCGGCGTGTGGACTGCGACTGCGTGGGCGCTGACATCTACCGGGAGCCCGTCAAATGATAATTTCCCGCTTCCTCAAGATACCTGCATCTTCAGCACAACGGGGTTGAACGACGGCGCGACGGTGACGTTCAACTCCGATACACCGCCGTATGTTGGGACGCTGGACATGTCGGCGCGGGTCGTGACCAGCTCCGACATGATCCTTTCCATATCACCATCGACTAATGCTTTTCCTGATTTTGGCGTGCAAATATATGGCAATCTGATATTTGGCACCGGGTGCTCGTTCGCCGGCACCGCGTTTCGCCAGAGTTTTGGTTTTTACGGCCGAACAACTCAGTTGTTCACGTCTGCGGGAATTACTTCAACTGCAGGCGTGCTGGTAAACGCGCCCTCTACCATTGTTAAACTTCAAGACAATTTTACCTGTTCTAAGGCGTCCAACGATGGAGTGGCGGCAGTTCAGGGCACGTTTGACGCGAACGGCTTCAATGTTACGCTGACGAACGCGGCGGGGGGCGTTCGCGCCGATTCCGGCGCGGCCACGCGCGCAATCGTCATCGGGTCGGGTACTTGGACGATCAGCGGAACCGCGCCGTGGACTGTGACCTCCTCCGGGATGACCGTCACCGGCACAGGCACTATCGCGCTAGACTCCGCGTCCACCAAGACATTTGCCGGGGGCGGCGTAAACTATAGCGGCATCACGCTGAAGAATGCAGGCGCGGGCACGCTGGTCATTACCGGCAGCAATACCTTCGGAACGCTCACCAACTCAGTTCAGCCGACGACGTTTTCATTTACGGCCGGAACCACTCAGACTATCACGACTTGGAGCGTCAGCGGCACGGCAGGAAATCTGGTCACGATCCAGAGTGCCACTGCTGCTACGCACACACTGTCGAAAGCAAGCGGCACTGTGAGTGCGGACTATCTGAGCATTAGCCGCAGCACCGCTACTGGCGGCGCCACATGGTACGCGGGGGCCAACAGCACAAACGGCGGCAATAATCCGGGGTGGATATTCACGGCTCCTCCGGCCCCCGGAACGAGCCAAAACAATTTCTTTCTGCTATCCTAGCGGGAGGAATCAAACATGACGTCTAGCGGAACCTACACCTTCAATCCCAGCCTCGGCGAGTTGACGCTTTATGCGTTCAATCTCTGCCAGATCAGGCCGACGTCGCTCGTGCAAGAGCACATGCAGAGCGCCCGGATGGCGACGAACATGATGTTGGCGACATGGTCGAACCAAGGCGTTAACCTGTGGGCCGTCGACCTCGTGACGACGCCGGTGTCGCAAGGCGTGGCGACCTATCCGGTAGACTCCAACACGGTGATGATCCTCGACGCCTACATGGTGACGCCCCAGAGCGGCTCAAACATCGACCGCATCATCATGCCGGTCAGCCGCACGGAATACGCGACGTATCCGAACAAAGAGCAGCAGGGCTTCCCCACGGTTTTCTGGTTCGACCGCCTGATCAACCCGACTGTCACGTTGTGGCCTGTCCCCGACGGCGGCAGCACGTCGGCGCTCAAATACTACCGCGTGCGTCGGCTGCAGGATTCGGAGTTCACGGGCGGGCAGACCGTTGAAATCCCTTACCTTTGGCTCGAAGCGTTTGCTGACGGGCTCGCGTACCGACTTGCCAAGGTATGGAACCCGCAGCTTGCGGTGGGCCTCAAGGCGGTAGCCGACGAGACTTACAAGATTGCGGCGGAACAAAACATCGAGCAGGCGCAGCAGTACATTTCGCCAAGCATATTTGGCTACTACAGGCCGTGAGGTGACACATGGGGTACGCCTCACGTTCAGGGAGAGCACGCACTAGTCCATCGGGCCCGCAAGCGCATGCGATCTGTGACCGCTGCGGTTTCCGCTACAATCACATTGATCTTGCTTGGCAATTTGACTGGCGCGGCGCGACGCTGCAGAACACGCGCGTTCTCGTTTGCCGCAAGTGCAACGACGACCAGCAGCAGCAGCTCCGCGCGATTGTGATCCCGGCTGACCCCGTGCCGATCATGAACCCTCGTGTTCAGGATTTCGCGGCTGCGTCCACGACACAGCGCGCGACCAGCGGCCAGAATACGGTAGATTTCTGGACGGGCACCCCAATTCCCGGCGACACGGTTCGCATCACGCAGGACGACAACACCCGCGTCACGCAGCAGACGGGCGAGCCGCCGGGGGGAATTAACCAGCAGCCGGGCACCGATCCGAATGCGCCGGGTAACGATGATCCGGGGCTGCCGTACAACAACACTGACGTTCCCGAGACAGGGCCGCTATCATGAGCAATATCCAGATTCCTAATCTATCCCCTGCGGTGGCGCTCAACGGGACCGAACAGTACGAGGCCGTGCAGGCCGGCGCCAGCGTGCGCGTGAGCACAGCGCAGCTTGGGCAATACATCAACCTGCAGTACCCCCCGCCGGGAGTCTCAAGCATCGCAACATCGTCGCCGATCACAGGCGGAACAATCACATCCTCGGGCACGATTGGCCTTGAGACAGCCGGCGTCACCAACAGCTACCTTGCAGCCATGCCGGCGCTCACATTGAAAGGAAACGTCACAGGGGGTCCTGCGACCCCCGCCGACATCAGCGCCAGCGCTGCGCTTGACATGATCGGCAACACACGCGGGTCGCTGCTTTATCGTGGCGCGTCCGCGTGGCAGATTTTGCCGCCGGGCGCGGTCGATCAGGTGCTGCAGACATCCGGGGCTAATACCGATCCGCTGTGGACGACTTTGCAACCCGCCGGAACTCTATTGCCGCAAACCGTGGTTGCCACGTCGGCCACGACGACCATTGACTGGCGCAACGGAACTTACTGTGTGATCACGCTGTCGGCCAACACGACTGTCGTGTTTTCTCCCGCGCCGCCTGCATCGTGGGTAGTTAACATGACCATGCTGTTCATTCAGGACGGCACCGGCAATTGGACGGTTACATACACCCCGGTTACTAGTGGTTTTAGTACCGTCTACACTGAAGATGGCCAGCAGCCGCTTATCAACCCGGCCGCCAACGCGCGATCTGAATTACAAAACATTCTGGATTCCGGGCGCGACGAACTACGTGTTCGTCAAGGCGTGATTGGTGAAGTGGCGCTCCCCTAATGGCCTTCTTCAACAACTCCGACCGAGCGCAATTCGTCGGGCTCAACTCTGGCGGGCTGGTGTCGCAGTCCCCTCCAGACGCGACCGATGACGGCTCGTGGGTGGGCGACCCGGCCGACCAAGCCATGTCCACGCAGATTTGGGCGCTAAAGAACTCGACTGCATATGTATCGCGGTTGTATCTTCAATGGTCGTTCCGCGACAACAACACGAACAACCCCAACTATTCGGCGAACCTGCTGGGCGCGAACTTTGGGACCAACAAGAACCAAGTGTTGCGCCGGACGACCTGCATCCCGTTTCAGGGTGGGTTTTCCTACATCACCGGGCAGCGGGTCTATGACCCCGTCACGGGGTTGAACTATGCCTCGCTGAACGACCACACGTCCGCCGCGACGTTTGCCGCCGATATCGCCAACTGGTCAGTCATCACGGTTGCGGTGGACAAGACGCCGGAATGCCGTGTCGAGTATTCAACCTACGCCAAGGCCATCGCCGCGACCCGTGCACTGATCTCCTTCCTGTCGGGTAATTCCGCGACGGGCACGGGCGGCTATGAGGACATCTGCACGGCGGCGGGACTCACGTTCTACTCGGCGGCTGCGGCCGAGTCCTCGGTAGACACGATTTTCATTTACTATCCGCTCCAGCTTCGGCCCACGCAAGTCGGCCTTCCCTCGGGCGTCGGCTTCGCGGTCGCCCGCGACACGGTGATCTTTCTGCCTGCCAAACTCACGGATATCTGGAGCGCGTGGGTCAACAGCGGCTCCAACACGGTGGGCCAGATCAAACAGGATGCGGAACAATTAACTTTTTGGTGGTGCGCTGTCGCCAATACATCGGCAAATACAGGTACTTTTGCGCAAGATCGCGCAAATGCAGCAGCCGGTAAATGGAAGCCTATAAAGATCGGCGTCACGCTGGATCACGAAGTTGGCGACCGCCGCCCCCCTACAATCGCGGAAGACCCCTCCCTCGGTAAAGACGGCAACGTCCAATATCAAATGGAGAGTATAAGCCCGGTGCTGCGAGATAAAGGCTATCAGTTGAATATATACACCAACGATGTAGATGTTTTGAACGGTGTCGCTCTAAACAACGGTATTACGGAAACCAGCATACCGTACATCCTCAGTAGCGTGGATGAAGTGCAATCCATCACGGACGGAAACAACTTCCGTGCCAATGACATGTTTGCAAATTTTATAGCCAACTATAATCGTTGGAGATATGTAAATGCTACCCCTGCGCAAGGCCAACGTGCAGAATGGGCGGTTAGCAAGTCTGCTATGGCGCTCGACATGGTTGAGAGATATGGGGTTCAATCGTGGGCGGTGTCCAACGTGACTGTGGGGCCCGCGCCTTCTTATACGGTGGTTATCCGGGCGCCGGGAAATACTTTCATCAATAGCTCATACGCCGATGTGTGGGGCTTGGATGATATAGGTATTCCAACAGGAACTTATCGCGTCACTAGCCCTGATGTCGGTTTGGAAGGCAACCTGACAATTGCAACGCGGGTGGTAAACGTGAACCCGTGGACGGGCGTCGTGACGACGGCCCCTTTTGACGGCCGATTTGTAACGCCTTATGTGGGCGGTGGCGCGGCCATGGCCGGGGGGTCTACGGTCAAAGCTATCATAAATATCCGACGTTTTGCTCGCTCGGCCGCCATGGCAAACCTTAATCAATGGCGCGACTTTGGCGAACAGAACGGCGCCCTTTTAAACGGCCCGTCTTTCCGGGTGGCGAATATCACAAACGCTAATCCGGCTGTGGTTACAACGACAACGGCGCACGGACTTACTACTAGCACCTTTGATTCCCGTGTCGTGCATCAAGCGATTAACGGGATGACGATGCTCAACGGCCTTAATCTGGCGGTGACAATCATCGACGCCACCAGCTATTCGTTAAATAACTACGATTCCACCGCCCTGCCAACTTATACGGGTGGGGGTGTTATGCAGCCAACGCGGCGGGCGATGTTCAACAGGAAAACTAACATTCTTGCGTTTAATCGCGGAACACCAAAGCTGTTCATATGAACAAACGAACAGTCCACTTTTCCTTGCTTGAATTACTACCCGAAGAGATGCCGGTTTCCGGTGCCATAATGTCAGAGTTAGTTTTTAAACTGCAGCCGGTATAGTGGGGCGCGATACTTTCCGAGGAGACCACATGGTAACTGAACCTGAGAATCCACTTAACCAACCCATTAGTCTTGACCTGACTGCGGGAGAAGTCAATTACCTCTTGCACGCACTTGGGCAGAGGCCGTTTTCTGAAGTCGCTAACTTGATTGGCAAGATCAAGACACAGGGCGACGCGCAGTTTGTGCCGCCGCCGCCTGCCGAGGCGTCGGCCGATGCTGCTGTAAACTAAAGTGGGCGCCATGCTTGACGCGCAGACGCTGATAAATCTGGGCCTCGCCGCAATTTTGGCGGCGGTGGGATGGTTTGCGCGTCAAGTATGGGACGCAGTCAAGGCGCTTCAGAAGGACGTGCAGGCGCTCGAAGTCGAGATGCCCAAGACATACGTCACCAAGACCGACTTCTCGGAAACCATGAAACGGATCGAGATCATGTTCCAGCGGATATCCGATAAGCTTGATGAGAAGGTCGACAAATGACCGTCGATGAACTCATCAACGCCGTGCTTCGCCGCGAGGGCGGCTATGTCAATCACCCTTCTGATCGCGGCGGCCCGACCAACTTCGGCATTACGCAGGCCACGCTCTCGGATTGGCTGAAGCGCCCCGCCAGCGTGAACGACGTGTCAACCATGTCGGAGGCCACGGCCCGCGACATCTACAGGGCAAACTACTTCATCAAGCCGGGCTACGACGCGATCACCGACCCCGCGCTGCAGGGGCTGATGTTCGACTTCGCGGTCAACTCAGGGCCGGGGGCCGCGACCAAGGCGCTGCAGACGGCGCTGCAGAAAATGGGGCTGTACACCGGAGCCATCGACGGCGGCTTCGGCCCCCTGACCCGACAGGCGCTGCGCGGCGTCACGAATTGGCCGGAACTATATTTTCGGGTAAAGTGCGAACGCTACGAGTTGTATTTGCGCTTCATCGGCCGCGATCCGGCGCAGGCGGTATTCGCCACCGGGTGGGCCAACAGAATGGACGAGTTCTGATGCCCGCGATCATCACCACTATCCTAGGGCTGTTGGCGGGGCCGCTGGAAAAGCTGATCCCCGATCCGAACGCGCGCAACGAGTTTCAGCTTCGACTGCTCTCGGCGTTGCAGTCTGCCGATCTGTCGCAGATGCGGGTCAACGAAGTCGAGGCGGCGAACCCCAACGTATTCGTCTCCGGGTGGCGGCCGTTCATCGGTTGGATTTGCGGCGCGGCGCTGGTGTACCAGTTTCTGCTGTATCCCTTGGCCGTGTACGCCGCATCATTCGTCAGCGAGGAGGCCGTCACGCGGCTTCTGAACGCCCCCCGGCTCGACAACAATCTCTGGGAGCTGCTGTTCGCCATGTTGGGCCTCGGCGCGATGCGCTCCTTTGAAAAAGTCAAGGGAGTGGCCTCCAAATGACGACTGGGCTCACCTACAGCACGTATGTCACGGAACTGGCTAATCTTGCCGTCGTAGACCCGGCGGACGTCAACTTCGTCGCCAACTTGCCGCAGTGCATTACATACGCCGAGAACCGCATTTATCGCGACCTCGATCTCCTGTCGACTGTGACGGCCACCCCCGGCTTCACCTGCACAGTCGGCAGTCGGCAGATTACGTGGCCCATGGACCAGTTCGTGACGGTGCAGGAGATCAACGTCATCACGCCGTCGACTACGACGAACCCGGACGCGGGCACGCGCGTCACGTTGCTCCCCACGACCAAGGTCTGGATAGATGTCGTGTATGCCTCACCCAGCGTGACGGGCGTCCCTAGCTGGATGGCGATGTTGAACCAGAACACCGCGCTGGTCGCGCCATGGCCGAACGCGAATTACAGCGTCGAGATTGTCGGCACCGTGCGTCCCGCGTCGCTGTCGGCGTCCAACACGACGACCTTCGTCAGCACGTACCTGCCTGACCTCTTCCTGATGGCGTCCATGGTCTTCATCAGCGGCTACCAGCGCGACTTCGCGCTTGGTGCCAGCCAGCCAAACGACGCCGGCATGCCCATCAACTACGAGACGCAGTATCAGACCCTGCTGAAGAGCGCGATGGTTGAAGAGGCCCGAAAGAAGTTCGAGGCCGGGGCGTGGTCGTCGATGTCGCCCGCCGTTGCCGCGACGCCGACGCGAGGGTAGCGCATGCACGCCACCCTGAAGCTGATCCCGACAGTCGACCTGAACCGGACACCGGCGCTCAACGAGGCCGCGATCAGCGCCACGCAACTCGTCCGCTTCATCAAGGACCGCGAGAACCTAGGGCTCATCCAGAAGTTGGGCGGCTGGTCGCGGTTTTACCCGTTGGCGTTGGAGGGTACGCCGCGCGCGCTGTGGGCGTGGCGCGACAATCTCACGAATGACTATCTTGCCGTCGGCAATTCAGGGGCCACGGAAGGCCGCCTGTATGTCATAAACGAGGGCACCGCCAAAGACATTACCCCGCAGGTCTTCGACAACAACACTGCCGTCGACTGCACGACCACACTTGGCTCAAACATCGTGACCATAGGCGATCCGGGGTTCAGCGCCGCGACGACGGGCGCGTCTGGCGACGGCACGACAGCCACGATCACCTACGCGGGAACGCATGTGTTCCCCGTCGGGGGCACTGTCGTCGTCGCGGGCGTGACGCCTGCGGGATATAACGCGACCGCTACGGTGACGGCATCTTCGCCGGGGTCGGTGTCATACCTGAACGCCACGACCGGGGCGCAGACCGTGGCGGGCACCGTCGGCGCGGGCGGCAGCAACATCACGAATTACGACGCCGTGTATATCCCCGCGCACATCAGCGTCGGCGGCCTGATACTGTTTGGCCTGTATCCCTGCATCGCGGCGTCGTCCACCACGTTTCAGATCGCGGCGCTTGACACGCTGGGCGACCCCGCGCTGGCTACGTCCTCGGTGGCTAACGGCGGCCTCGTCGCCGAGTTTGACACAGTGAGCGGCTCGTCCATTGTCACAGTGACTTTGAACGATCACGGCTTTGCCGTAGGCGACACGTATTCCGTGCTAATCGCGACAACCGTCGGCGGCGTCACGTTGACGGGCGACTACATTGTGCAGTCGGTTCCGACTGTGAACACGTTCACGATCCAAGCGGCGCAGAATGCTTCCGCCACGACGTCGGGGTTCATCAACGGCGGCGACGCCCGGTATATCTACTACGTGGCCTACGGCCCGCTACCCGAAGGCACCGGGTATTCGGTCGGCGGGTATTCGGTCGGCGGGTACTCCACAGGCGCGGCCCCTGTCGCTGCGGCGGGGTTCCCAGTCGAAGCCTCGGATTGGTCGCTCAGCAACTGGGGCGAGATACTCATCGCCAGCCCCGATACGTCGTCGCTGCTGACGTTCGATACCGAGCCGGGAGGCCCCATCTACCAGTGGTCGCCCACGACCAGCTTTCAGAATGCTCAGATCATCCCGCAGGCGCCCGTGTCGAACCACAGCGTCTTTCTGGCGATGCCGCAGCGACAGATCGTGGCTCTCGGGTCTACGTTCACTGGTGTACAGGATCACCTGCTAATTCGTTGGTGCGACCTGAACAACTTCAATTCGTGGGTCGCCACCCCTGTGAATCAGGCGGGTTCGTACCGCCTGACCAAGGGCAGTCGGATCGTGGGCGGCCTGCAGGGTCCGCAGCAGGGCCTCATCTGGACCGATCTCGCGCTCTGGTCGATGCAATACGTCAATCTGCCCGACGTCTATAACTTCAACGAGATTGCGACGGGATGCGGCCTGATCGGCAAGAAGGCGATGGCTGTTCTGAACAACACCGTCTTCTGGATGAGCCAGTCGCAATTCTTTGTCTTCGCGGGCGACGGCGTAAAGCCGCTGCCCTGCACTGTGTGGGACTTCGTGTTTCAGGAACTGGACACGACGCAGGTTTCCAAAATCCGCGCGGCGGCGAACTCGCGCTTCAACGAGATCGCGTGGTATTTCCCGACGCAGTCGGGCGGCGGCGAAGTGAACGCCTACGTCAAGTATTCCTTGTCAACTGGCGGCTGGGATTTCGGGTATCTGTCGCGCACGGCGTGGATCGACCAGTCGGTGCTCGGGCCGCCCATCGGCGGTGCCTCAAGCGGCGTCATCTTCCAGCACGAGACGTCGCCCAACGCCGACGGCCAGCCGATGACGGCCAGTTTCCAGACGGGCTACTTCACGCTGCAGGACGGCGACCTGCTGTCCTTCATTGATCAGGTCTGGCCCGATTTCAAATGGGGCTACTACAACGGCGCGCAGAACGCATCGCTGCTGATGACGTTTTACGTTGCGGACTACCCCGGCCAGACCCCTCGCGTTCACGGACCCTACACGATGACGCAGGCGACCCAGTACATCACCCCGCGCCTGCGCGGCCGCCTCGTGTCGATCAAGTTCGAGAGTGACGACATTGACACCTTCTGGCGCATCGGCGCTCCGCGCTACCGCGTCACTCCCGCCGGTAAATTCTGATGGCCTCGTTAGACGATATTCTCACGACGCAAAAGAACGGCGTCGTCGCGATCAACGGCATCCAGCGTCTGATGGCGGATTTTCTGGCGGTAGTGCAGCCTGCCCTCGGAACCGTATTGAAGGTCAAATACACGCCCGTCAGCGGCACATACACGATCAAGACGACTGACTGCGTTGTCGATTGCACGGCCAACACTTTCACCGTCACATTGCCCACGGCGACAGGTATCCAAGGACAACTTTTCACCATCAAGAACAGTGGCACGGGTGTCGTCACCATCGCGGCTGCCGGTGGCGAGTTTATCGATGGCGCGGCAACGCGCATCATAGCCGTTCAGTACGAGAGCCTCACAATCGTGTCGACCAACACCGGGTGGATTGTCGTCTAATGTCATACATCATGCCCCCGGTCCCGCACATCACGGTGCTGGATTTGACAACCCAGACCATCGCCGCAATCAACACGGCGCAGGTCATCACGTTTTCAACGGTTGGCGAGGCTCGCGGCATCTCGCTCGTGTCTTCGTCGCGCATTACACTGCCGGTGCCGGGAGTGTATCAGTTCGCCTTCTCAGCGGTCGCGCAAGCCTCAACCTCAAACAAACTTCTGTCGATCTGGTTCCGTAAGAACGGCAGCGACGTGGCGAACACCAACACGCGCATAGTCTGCCTGAACGGCGAACCGACCATCATGGCGGCGGTCATAAACCTGCCCTGCACTACGGCAGGCGACTACTACGAACTGTGGATGGGCGGCACCGCCACTTCAGCGGGCGTGTACACTACCGCCGCTACCGCAGGCCCCCCGGCTGAACCTGCGGTGCCATCGATTATCGTGACAGTGATGCAGGTGTCCTGACATAGCGTCATCTTTAGACCCCCCACGGTGCGCGATATAATGCCCCGTTACCCGGAGTGTCTGAGTGCCCTTGAAGCGCGGTTCCTCGCAGGCCACGATCAGTTCGAACATTCGCGAGATGGTTCGCGCTAACCATCCGCGCGAGCAAGCCATCGCCGCCGCTTTGAGCACCGCGCGCAAGACGCGCGCCACCGGCGGCAAGGTTCACACCGGCGCGATCCACAGCGCCGTTGCCGGGCGCACCGACCACCTGCCTATGCACGTCCCGTCGGGGGCCTACGTCATTCCGGCCGACATCATCTCGGCCATGGGCGAGGGCAACACGACCGCCGGGTTCAAGGTAGCGAAGTCGATCTTCAGTTCGCCTTTCTACGACGCCAAGAAGGCGGGGGCTGGCGCGCCCTACGGCCAATCCGGGGAGCCCTACGGCATGGAGGGTGACCAGCCCTATACCGAGAGCGAGCTGCCCTACGACGCGCCGCCGCCGGGCAAGGCCGAGGGCGGCAGCGCGACGGTCCCCATCGTCGCCGCCGGCGGCGAGTACGTAATCCACCCCGAAGACGTGGTGCGGCTTGGTAAGGGCTCGCTCGACGACGGGCACAAGATACTTGACGAGTTTGTGAAGAAGTTCCGAGCGAAGACGATCAAGACGCTCGCAAATCTTCCGGGTCCAAAAACTGACTAGGGGGAAGCTATGTCAGACATCAGAGTGCGTGTGGGAACACCGCAGGACGTTCATCAGTTTATGGATTTGTGTTTGCAGGGCAGCGCCGAGAACGGCTTCGTGCAGCCCGACCCGCAAAAACTTCTTGAAGAAGTCTGGCCCGCGCTCAATCGAGACGGCGGCATCTGCGGCGTGATCGGGGCTCCGGGTTCCGAGCACTTCGAGGGCGGCATCCTGCTCCGCACCTGCAAGCTCTGGTACAGCGACCAGATCGTGCTGGAAGAGCGCGGCGTGTTCGTTCACCCGGACTATCGCAGCGCCAAGGGCGGCCGCGCTCGCAAACTGTGCGAGTTCGCCAAGGAAGCCGCGAAGAAACTCGAAATGCCGCTCATGATCGGCATCCTGTCAAACAGTCGGACGGAAGGAAAGGTGCGCCTGTACGAGCGCATCTTCGGAAAACCCGCCGGCGCATATTGGCTGGTCGGGGCCGAAACCGGCGTAACCAACAAGGCTATTTGAACATGCGCTCTGCTTGCCCTTGGCCGTGGAAACTTCATAACTCTTCCCTAGCACGGGGCGGCGCCGTCTTCGGCGGCGGCAAGAGCGGCGCGGGCGGCACGACGTACCAGACGCAGCAGACCACGATCCCGCCGGAAGTGCGGGCGCGCTACGACGCGGTCAACGCCCGCGCCGAGCAGGCTGCGCAGCAGCCGTTCCAGCCCTACACGGGCCAGTTTGTTGCGCCGCTGACTGCCACCCAGCAGGCGGGCGTCGGGCAGATTGCCGCCGCCGGGCAGGGCTACCAGCCCTATCAGCAGGCCGCCACGGCGGCCCTGACGGGATCGGCCGAGGCCGCGCTCCCCTACTACGGCATGGCGGGGCAGAATATCGAGGCGGCGCAGGCGATGGGCGCGCCGTACACCGGCGCGGCTACACTGGCGGGGCTGGCGGGCGCGCAGTCGGTGAACCCGGCGCAGCTCAACATCGGGCGGTACATGGACCCCTACCTGCAGTCGGTCGTCGCGCCGACGATGCAGGGGCTCTACCAGCAGCAGCAGCAGCAGCAGAGCCAGCTCATGGGCTCGCAGGCGATGCGCGGGGCCTTCGGTGGCGACAGGGGCGCGATTGCGGCCGCAAATCTGGCCCGCCAGCAGGGTCTGGCGGCGCAGCAGGCTCAGGGCGGCCTCCTGTCCCAAGGCTACGGGCAGGCCCTGCAGGCGGCCCAGCAGCAGCAGGGCGTGGGCCTCGGGGCCGAGCAGGCCAACCGGGCGGCTTACCAGCAGCTCGCGCCGCAGCTTCTCCAGATCGGGCAGCAGGCATTCCAGCAGCCCATGGCGGCCGCGCAGGCCCAGCAGGGCCTCGGGCAGGGCCTCCTCGGCTACGGGCAGAATGTGGCGCAGGGTCTGTCAGGGATCGGTCAGCAGGGCGCCCAGACGGGGCTGGCGGCCGGGCAGGCGCTCCTCGGGGCGGGCACGCTGGAACAGCAGACCCAGCAGCAGCTCAACGCGGCGCTGTATAACCAGTACCAGCAGCAGCAGGGGTACCCGTTCCAGATCGCCCAGTTCCTCGCGAACATCGCCTATGGTGGCGGGCCGCTCTACGGCAGCACGACGTCCGGCGTCACCGGACAGCCGACGCCGTTCTTCTCGGACGAGCGCGTCAAGGAAGACATTACCGAAATTGGCCGCACCCACGACGGCCAGAAGATCATCAAGTTCAAGTACAAGGGCTCGAACCAGCCGCAAATCGGTCTGTCGGCGCAGGACGTCGAGAAGCACCACCCGGAAACTGTCAGCGAGACGCCCGAGGGCATCAAGGCCGTCGACTACGACGCCGCCACGAAGGACGCCGAGCGCCCGCATGCTTACGCCGGCGGCTTGATCCCGTCGTCGGAGGGCGGCGCCGTGCATCCGAGCATGGCGGGGCTCGGTTTCGCTTTTGGCGGAACACCCGGCGTTGATAATTACTCACGACAGCTTCTAGAGCAGATCGCCAACCCCATGGGCGGCACGACGCCGCACGACAGTTTTGGTAAAACGCCATATGCTCGTGGCAGTTGGTCGCCGAGGCTCGCGGTCAAGCCGCCGGCCCCGCTTGGTTCGGGCGTTCAGCTTCAACGTCCCGCGCCTGTGCAAACGGGACTGTCGCAGGCTCTCAGGGAGGTGCAGGGCGGCCTTGGCGCTGTCGAGAGTGGCGAGAAACTCTACAAGGCTGGTGAGAAGGCTTACGACTGGGCAAGAAAGACTGTTGGCGATGTTCGCGACAAACTGGAATTGCCGGGGCTTACCAAGCAAGCTGAAAACTACGCAGCAGACCCGAACGTCAATCCGACAGCGGCACGAGGCGGCCGTATTGGATACGAAGGCGGCGGCGAGGTTGACGAGACGCCGGCGATCCCCGGCGGCGGCGACGATACTGTGCTCGGCCAGCTTACAAAGAAGCAGATAACGCCCGCTAAACTACCCACCCACACTCTTGGCGGCGGCGGCGGCGGCGGCGGCGGCGGCAACGGCGCAATGGGCGACATCAAGGCTGGCCTCGGCGCTGCAAACTCGGCCGTCAATATTGCCAGTTCGCTTTCGAAGATGTTCGCCGCGCATGGCGGGCGCATCGGCTACGACGAAGGCGGCGAAGTGGCTGCCGCTGTCGCGACGCCGCCCGACTTACCCATTCACAAACTTGACATGAGCGACAGCGCAGGCGGCGGTAAGAAAGACACCACTGCAAAAGATGCTCTTGGCCTTGCTGGGACTTTTGCCAATCTCATCCCCGGAGTTGGGCCTGTAGTTGGCGCAGGTTTGAAAGCCGCGTCGATGTTCGCAAAGGACGGCGGGCGCATCGACATCGAGCACGCCAAGCGCCGGATCGCGGGCATCGAGAGCGGCGGCCGATATGACGCCATGGGCCCGCTGGTTCGCGGTGACCGCGCGCACGGCAAGTATCAGGTCATGGGCGCGAACATCCCGAGCTGGACCGAGGAGGCCCTCGGACGCCGCATGACGCCTGCCGAGTTCCTCGCAAGCCCTGAGGCGCAGGAGCGCGTCTTTGAACACCATTTTGGCAAGTACCTCAACCAGCACGGCAACCTCGCCGATGCCGCCTCGATGTGGCACAGCGGTCGCCCGCTGGCGGAAGCTCGCCGCGCTGGCGCGCGCGACGTGAACATGTCGACCGAAGACTACGTCGCCAAGATCATGGGCGGTGCGCCGCCTGCTGAAGCGCACATGCGTCCCAAGGAGCCTCCTGTCCGCAGCGCGGGTCTCGCGCCGGCGGTCACTGACGTTGAGGATACGCACAAGGGGCTGGTTCCCGTTGACACCGGCGATGATTTCGAGATGTTCAACGACTTTGAGATGCCCGACCGTTTCAATCGGTTCGCATCAGGCGGGCTTGTGTCGCGGCGTGGTTATCAAGACGGCGGCGAGCCAACACTGCCGCCGTTTGAGCCTCCCGGCGCAGAAACTGATCGCTACATGCCGCTGGATAACGCTGAGAATAGCTTGCGACGTGGCGTTCGCGAGGCCCCATATGCGCAACCGACGGGTGTCGGTGGTTTGAATTTACCGCAACATCAACCGGCGGCACTGGACGAACATGCCCGCGAAGGGTTAGCGGCTGAGAGGCTCAATCGCACTTGGCGTGGTGAATACGACACTCCGGGCGCGATGCCTTCCGTTAACCCACCGACGCCTTCCGCAGCTGCCCCGCCGATACCCCCTTCGCGCAATGTTGCTACGGTCGGCGGCAATAGCCCGCCTGTCGCAGCACCTGTCGCGCCGGAAATACGCAGCGCGGTGCCGCAAGATCAGAACGCCACGGGAGTGGTTCTGCCGCTGAAGTCTGCGGGCGCGCCGCCGGAGGATCGCGATTTCTTCACTCGCGCCGGCGACTGGGTGGGCCGCAATCAGAACTGGCTTTTGCCTCTGGCTGGCGGCATCGGCAAGATGCTTGCGTCACCTTCGCCTTATCTCGGTGTTGCCATCGGTCAAGGTCTTGCTGAAGGCGCGCAGACGGGCTTGGGGGCCAGCTTCAAGCAGCAGGGTCTCGATATAAATAAACAGCAGGCCGACCTAGCGTCTGCGCGTCAATTCTATGATGTTTACAAGGATACGTTGGGGCGGCTCAATGCGTCTGATTTTGCGGGTAACTCGGCTGCCAAACAGGCGTTACAAGTTCAGGCTAACAACCTGTCCGGCTACATTACTAAATTGCTTGGCAAGTATGTAGGACTGCCCAAAGACGCGCAGGATATTTTGAACGACGTTAGCGGTGGCGCTGCGCCAGCTACTTCGGCTTCCGCGCCGGAATCGACACAGGCGGGCGCCGCGGCACCGGGGGCGACACAGGCGGGCACCGCGGCACCGGGGGCGACACAGGCGGGCGCCGCGGCACCGGGCGCTACAACGGCAACGTCAGCTCCCGAACCGCCGAAGGCTCCTCCGATACCTGTAACGCAACGCGCTCAGGCAGTTGCGCCGCGCATGTTTGACAACTTGCCGGATGAGCGCAACCCGTTGAAAATTATTGAGAAGGCTAACCGTGTCTCCGGAACTGTTCCGCTTGAACAGGTAGTTGCGCTCTATAATCAAGCGTCTCAAATTGAGCAGAACTGGGCCCAGTCGGGGCGCTATCAGGATCGTGATGGTGTCGACCGCCTCGTCCCCGGATGGCTGGAAAATAAAATGCAGGAGCTGCGCGGCACCGGCAACATCAAGTATTTTAGCGAAGCTGAAGGCACGGCTCGTGCGCGCTCGAACGCCATGGGGACGCTCGACGATATGCAGAAGGCGTTGGAGAACTACCAGAGCGGCCACTTCGATGCATATCTTGCGCAGGCGAACGGCGTCCTTTCTGGGCTAGGGCTGCCGCCGCTCTCCGACAAGAAAGACCTCGCTGATTATCAGAGGTTCCTGAAAGATTCCTACGCTATGATCTTCAATCAGATGGGGGCGATGGGCGGCCAGCCGATGAAGATTGCGATGGAGGGGCTGTCAAATACGGTTCCTTCGGCATTGCTGCAGCCCAAGGCAAATAAGCAGCTACTGACAAATATCAAAGCAACATTGAGCCGCGAAGACAAATTGTTCGCGGATCAGGTGAACGCGGCGCTGACGAGCCCTGCCGCGTTTGATCCTGCGGCATTCTATGCAACATGGAGCAAGGCACCGGAGAACAATCTGGAAACATTTAAAGAGCGCGTTGGCCGCGAGATGGCGGTGCGCGGAGTTCAACCCGAGAGCATGGATGACATCGGCAAGAAGTTCATTGTAGAGCCGTCCAAGACGAATGGATTGTCGCGGCCCACGCCAATGTACCTTCTTCGGTTTGAGCCGACGCCTGATGGGCGGGCATATATCCCGGTCTACGGAGCGTCCCGATGAGTGGTCCTACGGAAGTCAAAGGCGACCCTATCCAGATCACGCCGCAGACACCCACACCCGCTGAAGCGCAAGGTGAAGCGCTGTACGCTCCCGCGCCGTCGCAGGAGCCGGCGCCTCCGGGGCCTTTGACGCGCCCTGAAGGGCGCAGCGACGCGCTCTCGGACCTTGGAAGGTTCGTAGGCACCGTTGGCTTGAAGGCCGTCTCGGCTATTCCGGGGGCGGTGGGCATGCTTCGCGAGGGCGCAGCCATGCCCATCGACTACGCAAGGAGCAAGATTACTGGCGTCCCTTATGACGTTGTGGAGGCGCAGCGCCACGAACGCTGGAAAAAACTGGGTGAGCAGGGGTTCGGGGGCTGGGCCATGAGCGCGCCGACGCCGGACGATGTCACGAACTGGATAGCAAAACAAGGGACAGGCCGCTTCGATCCTCAAGACACTGTTGGCCGCGCCGCTATGGCGGGGCTTTCAAGTGCGCTGGTTCCGGGTTCGCCATTGGTGGGGGCTACGCGAGTTGGCGGCGCTCCTTTAAGGGTGAAGCCGCCCACGGCAGTCTCGGAATACACACGCATCATGGCACCCGCGGGTGTCAGCGGAACCGTGGCAAGTACTGCTGGCGAACTTACCGGCGATCCAGTCATTGCCATGTTGGCGGGGCAGGCATCTGGCGTCGGGACGTCCGGCGGCAGCCGCGTAATTGGTGCTAACATAACGCACCCACATGATTTGGCAGAACGTACCGCTGGACGTGTTACTCGGGAGGCGGCCGAGCGTGGCCCGGAAGGTTCCGCATATCTGGAAGAGCGCCTCGCCGGCATGCCGGGAGAAGACGCGCGGATCGTAAACGAGCGGCTCCGGAAAGATGAAGCCGCCCGTCAGGCAACGGCCCGCGGCACGCTGGCGGGCATGGCACCGGACGTCAAAGGCCAATACGCCCTCACCGGCAATACGCCCAAGGAAACCGCCGCCGCCGATGTGCGCACGGTTTTCAACGACGCCTATGACATATCAAACACCAACGTGCGGTCTATGTGGGGGCAGCCCCAGCTCCAGAGCGCGACAATGTACCGTAACAAGTCCATTGAGCCGCTTAGCACGCATATTGATAGTTTGAGCACGCCGCGTCAGCAGGTCATTCCTAAAGAAGTCCGCGACACCATCACCGCGATTAAAGAACGCCACGGACGTGATATCCCATTGCTTGAGATGCAGGATTTACGTTCTCAAATCTTATCGGCCGCACGAAAGGCTGAGCAAGACGGCAATGGGTTTGGCGCGCAAGTGCTCGGAGAACTTGGCGAAAAACTTCGGGGCACGCTGTCCGATGAGAAGAATATTGTTTTTGGTGACACGACAGGCGCCGCGCGCCAGCAGTGGGCTGACGCCGTCGCCGCCACCAAATCACTGCATGAGACGTTCAAAGTTGGCCGTCTAGCTGATATCGTGGGTTCCGACGAAGCCAAGTCAAAGGTCGCGTTCAACGACACACTTCGGTACCTGCTGAACCGCCCTGACGGCGACCGTAATGCGGCGCTACTGCAGAAGGCGCTAGGCCCAAATATAGATCCTCATCTGACCGACTATCTAATCGGCGATTTGACAAACAATGGCGCACGCATTGTCACGCCAAAAGAAGTAGCCACATATCTTGGCAAAAAAGGAGCCCTCGTTGACCAGATACCCGGCGCTCGCCAGAGGTTCGAGGCAATCGGCACGGCGTCGGCAAAAGATCAACTTCTAGGCAATCTTGACAAAAATGTCGGCGATCCGGCGGCACTCATAACTATCGCCAATGCCAACAGGTCGTTGATCAATAATCTGCCGCCGAATGAGCGCGCGCAATTTGATATGCTTGAGCGCAGCGCGCGCGCGGCCATGCGGGTCGACCCTGATCGAACAACACCGATGAAGACATTGGACGCCCTCGCAAAAGGGACTACGTCAGACGTGTTGTACGGCGCGGCTACAGGGCGTATTCGCGACACCGCTATGGCATACGGCGCAATTCAGTTGATTGCGCATCAACTTGGCATGGGCGAATTGGTCTCGGGGCTCACCGGCCATTTAGGCACGGGCGTAGCCGCCGCTGTCAGCGGATCGGCAATCGGACGAGCAGCACGTAGCCTACCGATAATGTCGAACTTACCTGAGAACATTCTGTCCGGGCATGTTCAAACTTTGGCGCTTGAACTGCTGCAACGCGCTCGCGTCGACCCGCAGCTCCGCGCGCGGCTTGCGGCAAAGCCCGATCTCCGGGGGCTTACTTACCGCGCGCCTGCACTCCCGGCACTTGAACAGGGGGTGGAAGGTACAGAGGAACATGGCCGCAAACGTCCCGCGCTTGCCCGCGCCAGCGGCGGCCGGATCGGGGGCGTCAATCACGGTGCCATCGCGATGTCGCTGATTCGCGCCGCAGAGAAGGCCAAGAAGGGCCACAACACGACGACGCAACCTCTCCTTGAGCAGCCTGATGAAGCCATCACCAAGGCGCTCGCCATTGCTGACGAGGCTTTGTCATGACCACAGCCAACAAGGGCCTGAACCAGCCCGCCTACAACAGCTACGTCAATACGTGGGGCACCGGACCCCTCAACGATAACTTCGGGTACATCGATCTTGCGCTGGGCGGCAGCACGCTGCTGAACGCCACGGGCCTCGGCGGCACGACGGTCGTGCTGACGGCGACGCAGTGCGTGCCGCTCACGCTGGCGATTTCGGGCGTGCCTGCGGGCATCGTCACGTACTCGGTCCCCGCCGGCATCGGCGGCCAATGGGTGGTGCGCAACGGCACGACGGGCGGCTTCGCCGTGCGCGTGCAGTCCGCCGCCGGGGGCTCCTACGTCACGATCAACGCGGGCGACAACGTACAGGTTTCCTGCGACGGCACGGCGTCCGGCATGGTCCGCAACGATACGACGGCGACGGCGGCTGGTTCCAACGCGCAGGTTCAGTACAATAGCTCGGGCGTGCTGGCGGGTAGCGCAAACATGACGTTCGACGGCACCACACTCACCGTTGCCGGGTTCAGCAACACGGGCGCGACGGTGCTGGGCGACGCCGCAGGCGATGCGTTCACGATCAATAGCAGCGCGATCTCGATCCCCAACACAGCCAACTTCGGCAGCGACACGCTCTACCTCACGAGCGCCACGAAGCAGGTGGGCGTCGGCACGACGACCGTCGGCGCGAACACGCTGACCGTCGCGGGCACGGTCGCCTCGACGACGGGCGGCTTCGTGTTCCCTGACGCCACGACCCAGACGACGGCGGCGATCACGACGACCGTATTTCAGCAGGTGTTCACCGCCAACGGCACCTACACGCCACACGCCGGCATGGTCACCTGCATCATCGAGTGCGTGGGCGGCGGGGGCGCGGGTGGCGGCTCGAATGGCACCGGATCGCAGGTGAATGTCGGTGGCGGCGGCGGGTCGGGCGGGTACTCGCGAAAGCTGTCGACGGCGGCCGCCGTCGGCGCGTCGAAGACTGTTACCATCGGCGCGGGCGGCACGGCCGGCGCGGTGGGGCCGAACGCAGGCGGCAACGGCGGCGACACGTCAGTGGGGTCGCTCTGCATCGCCAAAGGCGGCACGGGCGGCGGCGGTACGGACGTGAACGTGTCTGTCGGTGCCGCTGGCGCTGGCGGTGTCGCCGGCACGGGTGACGTCACTGCGGCGGGGTCAAGCGGCAATTCGGGCTATGCCGCAAACACGGCGGCTGTGTCGGTCTTTGGCGCCGCCGGCGGTTCCTCAATCTTCGGCGGGGGCGCGGCTCCCGCCGCCTTCTTCGGCACCGGGAGCGCCAACGGCGCCGCCGCCAGCGCCTACGGTTCGGGTGGCGGGGGCGGCTATACGTCCAACGCGGTCACCGACGTAGCGGGCGGCGCGGGGTCGTCGGGCATCGTGATCATCACGGAATACTGTAACTGATAGCATGTCGATCACGCCGGCCATCGCGGCGCGCTCATCGAGCGTGTAGCGCCACGACTTGGCAC